GTCATTCAAAACTGGTAAAAGAACATCTACAATGGGCATAATAATCCCTTTTAATAGTTCAAATCCTCCAGCAACAGTGCCCACGATATTAGCGACAATCTCCATTCCTTGAGAGGACATTATAAATGCCAACATTCCTTCTGCAGCAGTAGTCGCTCCAACAGTCAATTTATCAACGAAATGTTTTCCTATATTTCCTACGACTGTTTGAACTTTTTTGAGAGAATTTTTGTATGTATCAAATGTCTTTTCCTGTTTAGCAAAAGCCTCTTCTGTTACTCCTGTTGCGTTCTCCATTTCTCCTAATACCCGATTAAACTCCTCTCCTCCAACCCCGGTTAAAGCCATGGCTCCACGCAATGCCCTGATATTAGGAAGCAAATCTGACATGGCTGCGGCATCACCGTCAGTTTGAGTCTCTATTAATTTTAATGCTCCAGCCAAACCTTCGGCCTTTAAAAACGTGGAACCACTTTCATATCCCATATTCTGCAATGCTTCGGTCATGGCTCCTGATGGTTTTAAGAAAGCATTAACAATAGCATTTAATTGAGTCGTAGCTAAATTTGCGTCCACTCCTTGCTTTGTCATGGCTGCTAATCCAGAAGTTAATTCTTCTAATTCTATTCCAACCGAAGCATACAAAGGAATAGAAGTTCCGATAGACGCAGCTAATTGTTCGCCTGTTATTTTACCAAATTTAATTGTTTGAAAAAATATATCAGAAGCTTTGGTAGTATCCATAGTTTCTTTACCATATGCATTCACTGCTGTAGTTAAAACATCTACAGCAGTAAACGTATCTGTTAAAGCTGCTTTGGCAAATTTTGCTGAATCAATGGTTATTTTCATAGCTTCTTTAGCAGTTGTTGCGCCCGCAGAAAAAGCTTGATATAATCCTTTTGTTAATTCGGTTGTTTCCCCCAAAGCTGGAGGCAATAGAAGAACTGCCTTTGATAATTTCTGCATATCTACTATTGCCGTATCTACCAAAGTAGATACATTTGCCATAGCTTTTTGAAATTTATTTGCCGCTTTTACGGATAAAACAAATGCTGCGGCAAAAGCAGCGGCAATAGCAGCTCCAGCAAGAGCCGCTCCCTTAGTGATTCTTTTTAATCCAGAATTCCATTTTTTGTCGTCGAGTCTTGCCTCACCATAAATGGAACCCGCCTTGAATGCCATTATTTCCTCTTATTCTTTTTTATTAAATTATCGAATACAGTTTTTGGTATACTGTGTCTTATTAATCGTTCAAATATATTCAATTTATCCTCATTGATTTTATCTTCTATCTCCCTGATTCTTTCTAATTTTTTCCTTCTCCATTTTGTAAAAACCGTTTGTCCCTTCTTAAAACCCAAACCTTGAATAACTCCCAATAATTCACCCTGTTCAATCTGATTCAATATTTTTCTTTTCTCTATTTCCCCTATGAGTTCTTCAAAAAACCAATATAAATCATTTTCATATTCATTAATTAAAGTAATTGCGCCCTCTAAAGAAACGCCGCTTTTAATTAATGCTATGATTCCTTGGATTTCGAAGACTTTTTTTTAATGCCTCCAATTGTCTGTGCGACATAAGTAAGAATAGTGTTCAGTGTTCCAAAATCAAAATTCTCCAAGAACCATTCTTTTTCTTTAGGGTAAATATAAGACAGTTCTTCAGCAATTACCTCTATTCCGGATAACTCTTCTTTCTTTTGTTTCTTTTCTAATACAGACCATCTTTCTGTTATTTCCAGTGCAATTTTTCCGCTCACTGGACTTTCTGGATTAAGAGTAAACTCTTCCCCAGATAAAGTAGTTAATTCTAAAGTTAAATCAGGTTTCTCCGCTTGAAATTTTTGCATTTTTTCTCCCCTTTAAAATGAGGGTTGAATATTAACCCAAATATTCAGAGCCCTCAAACCGGTCCTCTTTACGGAACGCTATTTGTTACAGGATACGAGTCAACAGCGTCGGCCAAATTAGCTGTTGCTTCAGTATCCTCCAGTGCGTCTGCTGTCATGTAAAACAGTATTATGTCCCCCGCCGTGAATGTTGCCGCCGGAAACGTCAACGTCAATTTCGTTGTGGCGATTACTCCAGCCGTCGATAGTATGAATTCATCCTCCACCTTTGCGGTATAGTCTCCAATATCGTATATTGATTGAAACGCGATATTTTCGTTGAAAGTTATTTCCAATGAAGTTGCACTAATTGCGATCGCCGTAGCAATAATCGGTCCAGCAACATCAGGCCACGTAATCGGCGGGACATCTTCCACTGTTGGATCTCCCCAATAACCGAATGCCCCATTTTTCGTTGTAGATTCTAAGGCTGTAAACTTATGCCACTTAATTCTGAATTCGACAGGGAAATTTCTTTGCGTGTCTGCTCCCCAATTTATTAATTCGCCACTTACGATTGGAATGGCCTCATAGAAATTTAGAATGTGCTCGAGGTCTGCAAGAGCTTCCCCGTTTTCATCCACGGCGGCAACCTTTAATACTCCCGCTTGTTGATCTCTCATAGACTGATAAATATTTCTATTAATCGTACCAGAATCATCAGCCGGATTCACGTTTTCTGACGTGACCCCGGCCATTATAAGTTTAAGCAGTCCAGTAGAAATCTCACCGAATGTTACATTGAGAACATAGTCGACTCCAGTCTTTACATGATCTGCAGCCTTTGTCCCGTCTTGTTGATACATAATATCCTTAATGTCTTGATCGGGAGTCAGGTTCGCATCTGCAGTCGTTTTTCCTAAGTCATATCCTTTGAATCCTACTTGGACCACTCCAAGAGGGCCTTCAAAAAGTTTTGAATTTCCTACAAAAATTGCTCCGCCAATCATTTCATAAACCTCCTATTTGGTTGTAATGATCGAATTAAAAGAGAACATCTCTAAATGTTTTTCATCTACTCCCAAATATCCTGGGGTTTGCATGGGAGATATTTGATAAGTCTGCATCGCCGGATACACTAATGCATCCACAGTAACCTCAGGAAGTAAGAGTCCAAACTTATTCTTAAGTAATTCATAAACAGTATCTATTTGTTTTTTTGCTATATTCATTTGTATAGCTCGTGAAATTATTTGAACAGACCAATCAGTTCTATTATACCAATGTTTGGTCTCTCCACCAGTTTCACTTATCATAACTTCATCTTTTTGTGAATCAGGATTGAATCCATTCACAATAAAGGCAATAGAAGGAAGATTTACAATTAAATACTGGGTCAAATTGTATATCACATTCCCACTTCTTTCTTAAATTCTATTCGTATTACTTCCATCAAATCTTCACGATCATTTTTTAAATGTTTCTCAATCCATTTATTTCCGGCATCCATATCTCGTTCAGTAAACTTCCCCCAACCACCCTTCCACTCATGCATCTTCATTGCATAATCAGTATTCCATACTACTGTTATAACTAATCCCGCAACAGCTCCACTATGAGCGGGAGTAACTTTTTCTTTTGAACCAGATATAATGGATTGTGGAAAGATTAAAATAAGTTTATTTCCAACAAAAGCTGAAGAAGACCCACGCAATACTCCCCAACGAATAGGCGGTTTTCTGCTTTCTTTCATACTTCCATTATTAGACCAATTCAATAATTGCACAGCTCCTTTTTCCATAGCTTTTGCAAAAAATTTTGGACTTCTCTTTTGTAATCTTTTTAAAGGACGTAAGTCCATACGCATTTTTATTTTACCTTTCATTATATTACAATCTCTAAATGACTTGATTTGAAAGATCCTACTATAATTACTTGTCTAACTTTTAATTTAGGATAACCTGAAACACTTTTTCCATGTAATTTTGTTATGCTCACATAACAACCATTTTTAATATTTGAATCAACGGGAGTAAAAATAGATGCTTTAGGATTTATCGGTGCTCCCGTTGAATCATATTCAACTTTACTATCGTCTTCTATATACGCCTTTCTTCTATACGGATTTCCTTCTGTTTCTGTTCTAAAATTATTGTCCCTTGTAACTGGAGTAACTTCTATTTCGTCAGTATAATATAAACTCATTATCTATTTCCTATAGGGATGAAACTTGGAGGCAAAGGAGGTGTTGATATATTTCCTTTACTGAATGCTGAAAATGATTCCAACGTTCCCTGTACTTGCATAGCACTTTCAAAAGTAGGAAAAATTAAATGAAGACAATTAGGATGATATGGAGGAGAATCAGTTAATGGAGGAAAACGTTTATCTTTTCCACTCATAGAAAAAATTTTTCCTTCAAAATCCATACATATTTTAGTAGTAGTATTATGAGAAGATACTTGCATCAAGTCCGTTCCATAATTAGCACCTTGCGCTAATGCTGCTTGTGAATGAGCTTGATGAAATTTTGTACGTGCAACCAATTCAGCATAATAATGTGGTTTATATCGCATTTTACCAGCTTGAATAAATTGTTTATTATCTACAATTAGCCATTCAGAAGTTTTAAATAATTCAGTAAGCATGGTCTTAGCTTGACGCAAATTCCCCATTTCAAATCCAGCAGTTACATTTATATTTATTAAAGCTTCATCATAAAGCATTTGTTGAGTATTACGAAATAAGGTAAAAAGATTTTTTTTACCTAAATTTAATCCACTTAAATAAGATTGTACTGCATCATCATATAGTCCCCTCATAATAGTTAAACTGTATCTACTCGTTGCTAATTTGCGTAAACCTTTTGAAGCCATGTTTGCTATGTATTGAGTATTGGCTATTCTTTTTCCCATTAAGACTAAACTCTTTTTATATCTCCAAGGAATATTTTTTTCAGACCAAGAAATGAATAATGCTCCCATTTCAGCATATAATTTAGTAACTTCAATTTTTATACGATTCCAATATATCGTAGATAATTTTGCGCCCTTTATTGATTGCCGAACTATAATAAGCAATCTTTTTTCAAGTTTTCGTAATTCTTTATTTAAAAGTAAAAATCGTTTTCTGAAATCCGCCTCAAACAATAAGACATCTTTACGTGTCATACTCACCTTTCAATAAAGCAACAGTATTCACAATAGAATAATCACGCAACATTCCCATTATATAATCAGGAATCTTAATTTGTACTTTATCTAATCTTTCTTCTTTTTGAGAAAGGGTAAAAGCGGTTAGTCCACTGTGAATAGCTCCTCTTCTTTCATTAAGCTCTGTATAATGTTCCATTAGAAAAAGAGCTGCTTCAATCTGAGCATTTAAAATATTAATATCGGTCAGGGTTGGTGACAAATTTAATCCAGGAGCAAGATATAACCAATAGAAAGCTGATATAAGAAGCGACTGTTTTGAAGTTTCCCCTGGAGTACCCACAGGGGTCAATCCGAACCAAACCTCAGCCTCTATTTTTTCAGTTAAATAAGTATCTGCTTCTAAAATTGTACACCAACTATTCTGACCGACAATTAATGACATTCTAATTCTCCTTAAGTGAAAGACAACTCATCTATTTGATCAGTGTCTGCTATGATTGCACCGAACGCCGTCCAATAAGTACGTAATTCACTTAGCGTTGAAATATCTTTTTCACTTAAACCCAATTCACGAAGGTAAACTGCATTTTGAATTTTTCTTCCGGGTAAAACTAAAAGAGCTTTATTCGCAAGAATATTACTATTCCAAGAATACATAGGAGTAACATTATATTCTATGATTTGACCGGATACACTTGAAGCTGCTCCGACTTGTCTTCCACGAATAATATCTGTAGAAGTAGCTCTCATAGCCTGATTAATTCTTGCCTTTAGATTGGGAGAAGCATATAGAAACATTTGCGCATTCGCAACATCCCCGTATCCTCTATCCTTAACGGTTTCTCCTATATCCTCGTAACCTTTATTTATAGTCGCGATATCCCTTTCTACGATTGGATCGGTAGCCACTCCTTGCCAGGCGATTGTATTTAAAGCACCCGCAGTAGCCAACAATCCATAATGAATATCCGCCCAAAGATCATTCAATCTTGCGCGAACCTGCTCCATTAGATCAATGAATTTGTAAAGTTTTCTTCCTTCAATAATTTCCCAAGTAAGACCAATTCCTGCGCCATACTTATTTATTGCGGCTGGAGTCTTAGTTCCAGAGATTCCATAAAAGTTCGCCTTTCCTCCCTCTGGAATAAGCTCAAAGGTCAATCCTGTTGCGACATTTGCAATCTCCCATGACAGTTGCCCTTTCTTTAATTGAATTCCTTTATAAGCTTGCTGCCACCAAGTATCGAATTCCGGAACTTGCTGCGTGACATTAAAGACGTCTTTCGTTAAAACGGGCAAGTCTGAAGAACCAGAAAATGCCTGAATGATTTTTTTATTTTCATCTTGAACAGCCACGCTCTGCATAAAGGCTTGAATGGACTTTTGCAGAACAATTCCTTGCTGCTTATAATTCAGACGAATACCTTTTTTGCTGTCAAAAGTATAGTCCTCACTCGCTTTTTCATTCATGTGAACCGTAAGATCAAAAACTCTTTCTAAGTTCATATTCATCTTTTTATCTCCTTAAGTCACCAGTAGTTCGGCCATTCCGTCGAAATTGATATATCCAATAATAGGCGCTGATGCCACATCTTCAATTACGTGCCCGGCCAAATCTAAAGTGGCGGGTGTATTAGTAAATTCGCTATTAGCGGGGTCCCAATAAACTGGTTCACCCGGGACCCAGACTTCGCCGGTGTTCTTGACTACTTTGCATTTTGCCGCTTTGGTAATGAGCGCCGCAGATTCACCCGCCGCAACCTGAGCAGCAGAATGGTCGATGAGCATGAATCCAAGCACACTATTGTACTTAACCACTTCGCCGGCCACAACTGCTCCAGCAGGAATGACTCTCATTTCTTCATAAGTCGGACTTAAAAGTTCTACTTCTTTTGCCATTATATTTTAACTCCAATCTCTTTTAATGCTTGAGCTTCCATAGAAAGATCACCCTCTTCTTCCTCACCTTCCTTCTTTTCTTTTCCTGCAGAAGCATCGCTCTTTTCGGCAACGCCGAATAATTTAGCAGTATCCGCAAAATCCTTTTTACTTTCTTCGAGAAATGTTTCAAGACCTTTATCCGTTAAGTCTTTCATTGTTTCAGGATTAAAGCGACCCATAATAAACTTTAATTGTTTATCGGTATAGCCTTCACCTGTTAATTCTTTAATTTTCTCTTCTGCCTTTGAAACATCTACTAATCGAAGAGCTTTTTCGTTTTTACCAACGATCTCCTTATTGTCCTTATCAAGCCTCTCGTTCGCCGCTTTTAACGTACTGTTTTCTTCAAATAATTTTCCAATTACGCGATCATTTTTAAAATCGTCCAAAGTAAATACTTGCCAAGGACGAATATTCAATTCTCTAATTCCGGTTTTGAGTTCTTCAAAGGTCACTTGTTTGTCTCCTTCTCCAGGTTTTTGTTTTTGAATATCAAAGCACTGTACTGTACTGAGTCTTATTGCTCCAGGAAATGCAGGACTTTCTTTATCACTATTTCCAAGAGCAATTCCTGTAACTTCATTTATATCACCCACTATATTTTCCATACTTGTATCAACATCAGCTTCCATAGAACAAGTATTCATATCAGAAACTATATTCTTATCAGGAAAATATCCCACCACTATACTGGATAATTTTCCCTTTATATTTTCAAGAACAGAAACAAGGACTTCACCGACCGATTTTCTATCATCGTGTGAATTATCTTCATTGTGATGAATAAAAAATTTAGTCCCCTCTTTTATCTTTTGACACAGTCGGTGTATCGTTGACTTTGGCCACTTTAGTTCTTGTTTCCCCTCCCCCAGAACCTTCGGACGACTTATTCCCTCGTGCGCCAGAAGGTACGCTTGGAGTATCCCCTTCCCCTTTAGAGATTCTAATTTCTCTGGGGAAATCATCTTCTTTAACCTTTCTGGATTTAGGTTTAGCTCCGAGGCCTGTATAAATATCTTCATTTACCATTCCTTTTAAGAATAAATCTTCAAGGTATTTTGTTAATATTTCTATAGTTTCTCTATATTTTTCATATTTGCAAGAGAACCGAATAAATCCATTCTTCGCAAAAGGAGGATCATCTTTCTTTACTTCCTCAATATATTCACTTACTTCAATAATCACGTTTTCTCCAATCCTTCGAATATTCGCAATTATTTGTTTACCTTCCGAAGTAGATACTTTTAAAGGTCGAGAATACCCTCTCCAAGGCATTATTTTTTTCCTCCCTTTCCCTTCCCTTTTCTTCCTTTACGAGGCATTTTCTCCTCCTTTCTTTAATTCTCTAATCAAAGAGACCATACCAATATTTTTGTCTTTTAATTGTTCAATCTCTTTTTTTAAATTATCAATTTCTTTTTCTAATTGTTTATTATATCGAACTAATTCATTTTCTTCTTCTACTGCCTCTTGTTTTAATTCTTTAATTGCTCCTTCTAATCTCTCAATTTTCCTTTCTAATTCTTTAGTTTTCCTTTCTAAAACCTTCATGTCTTTAGAAGAAATACCTTTTTTATTTTTTTCTATTTTCTTGAATATCTTTTCGTATTTCTCAGGTTCTTTCTTAATAAAATAATCTTGTACACTTACTACTTCACCCACTTCACACCTCCTGTGAATCATCTTTTAATTTTTGACCAACTTTAATTAAATTGTTTTCTTCTTCCTTTTCTTCTTTCTCTAAAGAACGTTTAGTCTTTAATGGATCAATACCGGGTAAAGCATTTCTATAATCATCAATAGAAATAGCTCTATCCATATAAGCAAGTTTAAGTGCCTTAACACGATTTAGAAATTCACTAAAATCAATTAAAGGAAGCTTTATCTCAAAATCATAATTAAGTTTTTTAAGATTAATTCCTCCAGCATTTATATATAATTCTTGACTCTTTATTATAATATCATATAAAGATGCTTGCCAAATAGATCGTTCAATAATTGTCGCATTTTTTATCAACTCATATAGAGTATCGGCTGTGGCCCTATTGCTCATCAAATCAACATATCCAAGCCAATGAACAGGAATTCCCGTAACCGATGATATTATCTTAATAGTGCTTACCAATTCAATTTGAAGATTTTCATGAGCCCCTTGTGAAGGAGTTTCATATCTAAAACCTGCCGTTCCTATAAAGGCATGACCTATTTTCCATTTCATTTTATTGAGCAAAGCTCTTAATGCTGTGCCCTCGGACTCGGTCTCCACTTTGAAGACCGGAGTTATGCGGGCAAAAATATGATTATTGCGTCTCATGTCTTTAATGGCTCTGTCATAATTTTCCAGATCTGTTAATATTGTTCCTATTTTTGTTACTGGACCAGAGGTATTTCCGTCATCACCTCCAAGTCTTGTATATACATAATCTTTGAAATTTGCGGATACCCAAACTCCTTCTCTTTTGATTTGGACATCCACCACATTCTCCTTTATCAGATTATCATCATATACTGCTCTGTACGGCATCTTAAAAGAATAAGGAACACGAATAACTTTAATATAGATCGACCCATCATGCCATTCTTTTTGTTTTAATAAACATAAGGATTGTCCTGCCATTTCAGAACCTTTAACTGCATCTATGAATTCTAATCCTTGTAATCTATTCTTCAATAAAAAATCCTCAATCCAAATGGCTGTATTTTCATCATTACAAGAAACAGATATTCCTTCACCAGCTATAAAAGCAGTTCGCAAATCAACAATCGCCCTTGTTTCTTGATTTCCAAAATCAGCTTCAGCATTATATTTACGATATGTTTCTGTTACTTGACTATCATAATTAGTATAAGCATTAGTGGTCCCAGGAATAGAAAGATTTAATCTTCTACCAGTCAACATAGACTCAATAATTACTTGATCATGTTGACCTTCTATTGCCTGTATCTTTATTGTCTTAATGAGTTTTTCATGTTTAGCTTTTTTCCCTCTACCAAACAGCATCTTTATACATCAACCTCAAATCCGAATATATCGCCTTCAACCGTTAAACCTGCTGCATTACTTACTATAGTAATATCATATCCTTCTGGTAATTCAATTGGCCATCCAGGATTAAAATGATCAGCGGGTGATTCACCAATTTGAGTGTCTATGTTTATCTGATTCAAATGTCTAACACGCACGCCTGATCCGTTACGTATCTCGACATAACCGATTCCTATCGCGACAGTTGTCGGATGAACCATACTTTCAACAAGGAAAAACTTTTTATTAGCTGGTACTGTATAAACAATGGTTGTTTGATTAGTTGCGACCCCTTCATCAAGTATCTGTGTTCTTGGTCCGTGAAATTCCATTTAATCCTCCTAAAAGATATTATGTCCTATGTCTTGTAAATAGGCCGAACTTTTTGCTGCATAAAAACAAAGAACAAGCGCATCAGCCCTATCAGGTGATTTATGTATACTAATAGCATGTTCCTTAAAATCATCTTTAGACTCGATCTTCATTACTTCATATCCGCGTCGCCCACCTATATAATTATATTTCCTTTGAATGAGTTGAGAACGCAATTCTTGATCATTAGGAATATCTATATGATTAAGCTTATCACGAAGATTAAAATACATCTCCGTAACAGTATCTTCATAATGTATTTCATCTATTGGCTTTCCGCCAAAATTAATTCTATTTACAAGGTATCCGTCCCTTTCCAAATAATCAGCTATTGCCTTTCCAATATCTCCATTATCAATATTAATAGGAATAGACCTATCAATTACAAAAGCTTTCAAATCTTGAAGTGTGATAATAGCATTTTGAAAACGGCTTATATAGCTATCAATGATCTTAAGACCTTGTCGACGATAAAATATTATTTCATCTCCACCTTGATGAGCAATATCAGCGCCCACCATAATTTTTCCATCGACTTTCTCTATATCATTATTAATCGCTATATCTACAAGAGTAGAAGGACAAACATATTTATCCCCCATCGCTCGTAATTTACCTTCCCATATATGTTCCGCTTCTTCAGGATTTCTGTCATAATCCGATTCCTTTTCCATAATCATGGAATTAGTGAACCATGGATTTTGACGCCAATTCAACCAAAGAACTTCTGCATTCGAATCTTTATTAAGAATATAATCAATATAGATTGAGTCGGTTTCATATCTCGGATTAAAATCCCACCAGACAGTGGAACCTTCTTTACGAATGGTTGGCCGAAAAATATTAATTGAACGACGAGAAATTGTTTGAGCTTCTGCAACCCAAGCATCATCAGCGCCTTCAAGAGATTTAATATTGTCTGCATTAAATTCCCTTAATCCATGAAAAATAAACCGGGTTCCATTTATTCCTCGTATTTCACTAATATATGGCTTATAAAAAAATCCCAATCCAAGAGATTCAATAGTATCTTCAAGAAGTTTTTTAACCGAATTCTGAATTGTTTTTTGAACTTCACGAACGCAAACAATAAAGCGAGGCTCTGACATTCCTTTTAAAAGAAGTATTCTTGCAATACTCCAAGAGGCACCTTTGCCTCTCCCACCTACGATTATTCTATGCCTCTTGTTACAATTATTTACAAGTGTATCTTTAACTTTTCCAATAATCTCAATCGTTTTTGTCATTAGTATCTTTTCCCACTAATTCAATAGACAGATTCTTTAGATCGATATTTCTTCCTTCTGCTTCTTTATTTCCCCATCTTCTTGGATTTATTCTTTCTAATTTCCACTGAATGGCCGAAGATTTTCCCTTATCTGCAGCTATATCTATCGCATCTTCCAATTTTTCTAAAAGTTCTTTTTCACATATCGCTTCATGAATTTCTATTCTTCTACTAAATGTTTTATCTTTTTCTATATCATCTATTTCTTCCTCTGTACATTCAGTGATTAATTCAGCGCGATAAACCTCCATCCCCAATTTAATTAATCGGAGAATATGCTCTTTCTTATCATCCAAAGTCATTCAATACACGTACCCTATTTAATTATACGCCCTAAAATTATTATGTACAATAGTAATTTTCATATTTATAAGCTTTAATACTATTATAGGATTAGGGCATAAAAAAAGACCCTGAATCATGTGATTCAAGGTCTCAATTTCTTTTAACAATTTATACGACGAAACTTAATACCGGATATTACTCGAACCGATAATCCGAAAGGACAATCAGAAGTATCAAGCCAATCGAATCCTATTAAAGAATTGAATCCTAAACAAGCATATGCCGTCGCCGCTCGTTCCCTGTTGATTTTAGTGTCGTAGGCATATTGTACTCCTCCCGAAGGATATCTCGCAATAAGTTGTTTCATTTTCCTTTACCTCCAATAAATGTCCAGACGAGTAGTCCAGTACACTTATTACAGCAACCTAAAGGACCAACCTTGCGATAAGTTTTATTACCGCATTTTAAACAATGAACAGGATAACTCTTTGTTTCCATTTCCCTTACCTCCAATAATTTTTTTCAGACCTCATCAGTATGAGTAACACTCATAGACGCTCTTAAATTAATAAGAGCGTTTCGATCTCGTAATAGATTAAGTATCTTTTAAAATTAATTCTTGACCAAGACCTAAACCTAAGCCAAGTCCGTATATGTCAAAACATTCTTGACACATATAGGCCCATGAACCAGTAGTTTTACCATCATATTTGGCTTTACGCTTTTTGCAAATACCACATTTGGGTAAAACACTGACTTTAACTTTTGTATAATGATCGCTCATCGCCATTTTGAACCTCCTCTTGATCTTTTTCTATTCGTCTTCCTCTTTTAATTGCTTCTTTAATGTCAAGACAAAGAGAACCAAAATCAATAGATGAATCTAAATCACAATCATCTATAGAGATTGTTTCAATTAACTCAGAATCTTTTGTAACAATGTGAAGCATCATTTCCTTTACCTCCCAATAATTTTTTTAAACCTCATCAGACCGATTAACAATCGGTGACCAGAACCCTTAAGGGATTCTGGTTTCGGTCTTACTTTTGTATGTCTACTGAATCAGCTGAAACAATATCGCCTAAATTAAATTGTTCAAGAAGACGTAAAGCTATTCTAAAGGCGTCCATTTCCTGTTCGGTTATATCCCCTTTCAGAGAATATAAACCAGTACGATCGCTCATTATCATTCGAGCTTTTAGATTCTTAAGTAGAAATACTTGTCTGTAATAGGGTCCTTGTTCTGGTCTCATTTCATTTACCATCCTTTAATTGAAACGTTCCATCCTTAATGAACCTAAACAATTCCTCCATAGAAAAATCAGGTCCAGAAAGTGATTTCCCATTCAATCTTCCAAAAGAAATGAAATCGTGATCTGGTTCAATAATGTCCCCAACTTCAAGAATTCCATTATGCCTTTTAGGTTCCTCAAAGACCCACCCAAGACTATCCTCTTCCATTTTCTCGGTATAAGACCAATCCAACCACATCTTTTTGGTCACTACCATTTTTCGTACCTCCATTAAAAAAGGGAGCGAACCTTACGACCCGCTCCCCTATAACCATTATGTGAAAATTAAATGATTTCTACGTCATCAACTTCCACTGGGCGATAACCGGTCCAACCTTCAGGAGGTTCACTTCCGACTCCCTTTACGGAATAGGTATCAGAAGCCTTATCATAATGGACCCAGATCCTTTTTTCAGGGCTCTGTCTCTTGATCAAATTACGTGCGATTTTCCGCATGTCACTTTGACCAATACCGAAATCCTGGTAAATCTGAAGGCCGTTTACTTCACTATTCGCAATGAATAGATCAACAAAGACTTTCAGCTTTGAAGGACCACCTCCGCCCATCCGCTGACCCGGGGTCAGTAAAGCTACCTCAGTAGCCAAACTTTTCTTAGGATCGTTGTCTACTACGAAAGCCAGGATTATCAAGAGGGCACTTCTCTTAGCTACCCGACGTGATTTGTTCCTGTCCTTCTTAGCTTCCGTGGCGTTCTTAACGGAATCCTCACCAGGTTGAATACCCTGATCCCTGTTTTTTCTTGCCATTTTTTTCTCCTGTGGCATTTAATGGATTGTACAAAATACAATAGCAGCTGATCCATTCAGCTTTACTGATTGTATCGCATACTACCGAAGAGTGAATATAGGGAACGCCGATTCAAAATCAGCGACCCCCTTTTAATTAAGCAATACATTTAAGAGTAAAACCTACGACAGCACTGCCTACGACACTATAACGTAATTGACCTTCTCGTTCCATCTTACGAAGAATACTTAATATTTCGCTTTTAGAAACATGACGATCAATTTGTCTACCAATTTTACGTGCGTAGAAACTGATGTTATAGATTTTTTTACGATCAAGAATTTGTCTGATTGATCCTCTTTTTGTCTTTAATACGTTCATTTCGTACCTCTATAATTAAAATTAGAATATTGGGTAAATCGTATCACGACGATTTTTGTTCCCTATATTCACTCTTCAGTACCTACTCATAACGGCCACTCCGGCTCGGTATTAACAATCTCCCAGAATCGCTACTTTGATGGGTGCAAGCTGATCACTCAGCGCCCTACCTTCCCGTTATCCCTTGGTTTTCCCTTCTCTAAGCCATTAAGGGTTTTCCGGCCAGCTAAGACCGTTGCCCGGTAGCCCGGAACCCTTAACTTATCTACTGTATATATACATGCAGAAACTGGACCGAAATTAGTAAAAACAACAAAAAAATAATGTCTGTATTGATCGTATAGACATAGTACAGACCCAGTTCAAAACTTTTTTAACTTGTAAAAACACAAAAATGACGATTGAGTCAAAATAGGTCATATTTATAAAAATAGACTTAAAAATTGAGGAAGAATGATACAAAAAAAGTTAGAAAAATCATTCCCTATTTAATTGCTTGTATAGCAACAAATTACAATCAGCAAACTGCTATACACTTGTTTCGTAACATGATTCATAATTCCTCCTCCTCCTATAAGGGTACAAGGTGGCTAATTACTTATGTTGTAAGTAATTATATTGTTTTTATTTCCCCCTATAAGGGTACAATACAGTCTTGAATGGTAAAGATAAAATAAGATTAGGAAGGGTATTACGGAATATGATTTTACTTTGTTTTTAAACCTTGTTTATTTTAAATTCAAAGTAGCTAATTGCTTATACTGTAAGTAATTATACTACTTTTATAGTACCCTTAGAGCACATTTGACTACGCTGTCACAGATTTGACTACGCATAAATTTTTTAATTACTTATACCATAACAAATTAAAAACCTGTAGTCGTTGTAGTCAGCGTAGTCAGTGCTTTTTTTATTTGGAGTAAAAATACCAATTATTATACTTTTGGTATAACTATGTTTTAATTACTTGTATTGTAAGTAATTAAAGACATCATTATATTAATTGTACAAATGGCTTGTACATGTTTTAATTACTTATGTTGTAAGTAATTAAAGAGCGTTATACCAAAAGTATAATCACCATACTAATTGTACAAATGACTTGTACACTATTTTAATTACTTACACTATAAGTAAGTAGGTAAAACCCTATACCTCGTGTAGGGTTTGGACGTATTTTCTTAATACGCTATTTATATACACTGTAAATAATTATACAAAAAGCGATCATAAAAGTTATTTTAATTAGCGTAATATGCCTCGTGTTTTACAGAAAAAAACGCCGACTACATTGTCACAGAAAGTAAATAATTACTTACACCACAACAAATAACGCCATGACACGTATGTATAATATACATACAAGGATTGTCATGGAGGTTAAACACGAATTCATTTAATTACTTATACTATAACAAATTAAATTACTTAGTCTCAACTAATAAAAATGACAGTGCTTCCCCCCCTTAAGGATGTCATCGGTGTATGTGTATACGCTGTATACATATACATAAAGTTAAAGCGTTTTTATAATTGGCTATACGGCAAGCTTTTTTACTAACATAGGTGGACCCATATAGATTAACTTAATTAGCTGTAACTAATAAAGATTTTTATAAAAAAGCCTTTACAACTGGCCTTATATATATTATATTATAGTATATAGTAATTATACTATATACTTTTAAAGGAGAAGGAGATATTAAAAATGAAAGAAGAAGTTAAGGTCATAGTCTTTAAGAGACAAGGGCGAATATTATACTTCATTCGTGGAAATTGGTCGGCAGTTCATTTTGTGCCCACAATTCATTTCAAAGAATATTGTTCTTTCCGCAAGAATGTTCCAGTCCTTTGTAAAATCTACAATACTATACAGGAGTCCTTTAAGAATGTTGCAAATGGTTCTTGAATACGTCTGGCTTATCCTCGGCGTTTCTTATCATTATCTTGTTCTCCTCTTGCCTTACCTCTTAGTATATACCGGGGTCACCCTGTTTGGATTACCTGGGTTCTTTATTGGTAGATATTATGAACGACTTCAGTGGCGTCGGGAAATTAAAAGTGGAAAAAGACTTGGGGAACTCATTCAATTTCAACTTAAAAATCGTGACGAGAAAATAAAGACATTGACAGAAGAAACAGTAGAATTGAAAAAAGAAGCTGAAGAAATGAAGGACAAGCACAGGCGCATGATTGGATTAGCGAAGGAGATGATATGAGTAATATTATAGGATGGACTAAAAACCATAAACGCTATTGCCTTGATTGTAAACCAGATAATGAATGTGAACCTATACTTGTAGATACTGAACGTGATTATATACCGTCGTGTTATAAATGTACTAAACTTTTAGGGGACTATAAAGATTAAATAGGAGATGATATGAGCAAGATTATAATCCCATCCTACAGGAGAGCGAACCGTCTGATGAAATATAATGATAACCATACAATAGCTTATATAGATCCTGTTAGTATGAGGGACACGTTTTTATTTATACGTGAGGAAGAAAAAGATAATTATAATGAAGTAGCTTTAAAATATGGATGCAGCTTAATTCTTTTACATATTCCCAAAAGTAAGGGAATACCAGAGACAAGAGACGCAATCTTAGATTACGCAAGAGATCACGAAGTCGAGAAACTTATAATGATTGATGATGATTTACAATTGAATAGTAAACCTGATGCAAAAACCTATATTCGAATGCGGTCGGAAAGAAATGATTTTGCAAAAATGGTTACGGACTTAGAACATTTCTGTAGTCAAGAATTTCCTGTAGTAGGAATAACGGCTCGACAATTCAGTATGGAAAAGACAAAGTCCTACGACATTAATACTCGCATCATTCAGGTTTACTGTTTGTACATGCCCATCATCAAAACCAGTAAAATACGATTCAGTGATGCTGGTTTTCCATTCATGACTGACTACTACTTTATACTGAGCCTACTTCAGGCCGGGCATAAGAATCTTTGTTTGAATACTTATTGTCGAGATGATAGGTCACAAACTTCTGGAGGTTGTAAGGAAATGAGGACAGCGGAGAATCAATCTAAATCAGCAGTTGGTCTTTACAAAAAGTTTCCTGATCTTGTTACTTTATATCAAAAAGAAACAGGCACTTGGCAAGAATCAAGAATTAATGTTCGCATAGCATGGAGAAAAACATGGAAGAATCCCAATATAGAATAGGCAAAATCTGTGTACATGAAATCGATACCAATACTGTAAAACTTAAGCGGGGATTTTCACAAGGTCAATGCAAAAAGTGCGGTATGACCTTAACACGAATGTATTGGATTGAATCAAATCCTACCCGTACACGAGGTCATTTCACAAAAAAGCAGAGAAGAAAAAGGAAACTGAATGGATAAAGAACGAATTAGAGAATTCTGCGAGCTTGCTTTTAAACGTCATCAAATCTATGTCCTGAAAAAGGCGGGCGTTCCTAAGCCGTGGACTAAAGATCGTATTTTACGATTTTACCGTTTCTGTAATGTATTCCGTTTTCTTGACAAGACGAGTGAATGGATAATTAGGAACGCAATAGAACCAAACGAGGACAATCAGGAATTATGGAAAACGATTATAATGTGCCGTTATATTAGTAAAATAGAGACACTGCAGAAACTGAAAGATGCGAAATGTTTAATAGGAAATCAAACCGAAGCTTACAACATACTTAGAAAAATGCAACAAAATAAGGAGAAAATATTTACTAATGCATTTATCGTGAATAGTAAAACAGATTCTTATGGTTGGACTGATAAGGTCTCTTATCTATTTAACCTTTTATTTGAGATTAGAAAGAAAATGAGTACACAACCCGATACGATTATTCGATGCACCAATACGATGGAAAAACTATATTATCTCTTAATAGATCTTCCAGGAATAGGGCCATTTATGGCTTATCAATATACTGTTGATTTCACCTATAGTACAAGATATTTAAAGAAGGCATGGGATAAATCTACTTGGACGCAATTAGGACTTGGAGCTGTACGAGGAATGAATCGCTTATTGTATGGGAAAGCTTCTAATGACAAAATTCCTAATTCTATAGAATTGACAAAAGAACTATTAGTGGAATGGAAGAGATTCGTAAGTTCTGACATACGTAGATGGATTAAAGAAACACAGAGAATGGTTGAAAACATTAAGGTCGATCCATTCTTTTATTATTTTCAACATCTTGACTTAAGGGACGTGCAACATCAGCTTTGTGAATTTGATAAGTATGAACGTGGAGGAAGTAAAAAACGAAGGTATAACGGAGGTTTCTAAAATGATCAAAAAGATTTTTGCGATAGTTTCTGAAAATGATTTCTACAAATTTCGGGCTAAGTGTGATCGAGAAAATTACACGATGGGCGAGGCTATGACCACTATTGTACATCATTTTGCAAATGGGCGTTCTATTTCTTTACCTCGTAAAATAGGTAAAAAGCCTATTATAATTAAAGAAGAGGAAGAAAAACAAGAATGAATGTTTTTGTTTTATCAGAAATGAGTGCAACTAAAGAAACAATATTAGGTGTATTTTCTACACTTGAGAATGCTCGTCGAGCATTTACAAAGAAAAGAAAATACACTGCGGTTTATCCAATTTATGAATTTGAATTGGATAAAGAAAAAGAATATGATGAATTTAGGAGAGGATTATGAATAAAGAACAAAAAGAAAAGATTGAGTCAAAAATTAAAGAGAACATCTTTAAAAGGAAACAGATCTTAGAGTTTAACAATTTTCTTGAATACTTCAAAGAGAAAGAGTTCAAAGAAGATTTCATGACCTTGATAGAAACAATACGTTTCCCGATAAACACGGTAGAAAAACTTCACCAATTGAGAAAAGAACTAAAAGAACAATTAGGTATTTGGAACGATGAACTCAAAGATATCAATTCATATTGGAGCTCTTTCAATAAGGATTATCAATTAACTTTTATTTGGGAAGGTGAATTTGCACCGATAAGTATTGAGTTACAGGTTCTTTACGGGAAAATCCCCGAAGAACTAAAGTCCCTAAAAGATGGATGTAGTTTTGAGGAGACCATAATACCTGTTGATAAGGGAGAAGTTAAAACCTTGACTTATAGGTGTAAAACATGAATGATAACGAAGATTATATTGGTGACGGAGTATATGTAGACTTCGATAACTATGGTAGAATCATCCTAAAAGCCAATGATTTTTACCATCCAACTGATACTATATATCTTGAACCAGAAGTTTTTTCTGCATTACTCCGGTTCGCGAAGCGCATGGGGATGAAATATGAAAAATAGTGGAAAATCAAAAAGTGAACTTTTTCCAAATGGGAAACGTAGAAGAGGACAAGGAAAAGAATTGGCACCGAAATCCGCAAGAAACGAAGGTTGCGTATACCTTTCTGATTGCAACGAAAAAGACTTCGAGAGAGCACAGATAATAAGGGAGGAAGAAGAATGAAAAAATTATTCGTGATTCTTATATTAATTCTTCTGGTGACATCAATAACATTTGGACAACAAAAAGAAGTATTAGAACCAGCCCTGGAACAAATAAAGATAGAAATGGATAAATTAAAAGAAGAAATTATGACTTCAATCAATCCTGATAAATTGTATAAGGGTTCAAAGACTCAAGAACTTATTATAAAAATATTAGATGACATGTATTTAATAATGGAAGCATTAGTAAAAACATCTATAGATATAGAAAAACTGGAGGAAGAAAAATGAGTGGGGGTCATTGGGGATTCAGTGCTAATGTCATATGTGATGGTTTAGAACAAGTAAGCGAAGAGCGATATATCATAACAGGTTTTCCTGAATTATCAAAGATTTTTGATTTATTGGCTCCTATACTTTATGACATAATTCACGATCTTGATTATGATATATCGGGCGATTGTTTTATTATGGATAAAGTGAAGTTTCAAAAAGAAGCCGTAGAAAAATTAAGGAAGGTCTTAAATGAAAACAAATGATTTCAAGAAAGGAGAAAGAGTACGATATATACCGTCTCATGCAAGTGGTAATAAATTCCACAGACACTGTGAGGATGGTGTTGTATCATCTATTAATGATAAATACGTATTTGTAAAATACGATAATATGATTGGAAAGATGACTACAGGGGATGAACCATATACCTCTGCTGCAACAAGACCTGAAGATTTAATAAAGATATAAGGAGTACAAATGGACATTAGTGTTAAAATCAAACCTTTAGATATAGGAGGAAAAAAATATTTTACGGTTAATCAAATGAGCGCATTAACTAATAAAAGCAGCCAGACGATATATAGTTTAATTAATCTTGGAAATGCTGTTAGGAAAATGCAAAGTATTAAGATCGCAGATCGAGTGCTTATCCCGATAGAAGAATTAATCGAATTTCCTTTCACATATGCTGGGGCGCACCCACAGGACAACATTTATCATTATGATGAAAATGGAAAAATAATTAAGAAGGAGGAACGCATTGAGTAGACTCATTACTGCGACCTTATTTGGTAATATAGACTGGTACAAAAATTGTCCACCAGATTGGAAAGAAAAGGCATTGGACGATTTAACTAATACTCTTGCAAGGATTTGGAATACTCCAAATGAATCTGTAAAAAGGGGAATGGATTTTGAGAAATTTCTTTATAATGTTTTAGAGATGGATAAAGAAGAAAAAATGATTTCTTCAAATTTTTTTCGCACGATTGCAAGACTCTGTAAGGGAGGAGTGTTTCAGAAAAAAGTTAAGAAGTTTATCGAGATTAGTGGAATGGAATACTGTCTATTCGGAAAAGTAGATGTTTGGTTTCCTGACATTATTAAGGACATAAAAACTACCGGAAACTACAAAGGACGTGATTCGTACCTTAAAGGAATGCAACACAAACTGTATTGCTACATCGAGCGTATAAAGAAATTTGAGTATATCGTCGCAGAATTTATCGGACTGGGAGGACCAATTGTTAATGTTCATACCATACCGTATGAAGTTGAAAATTGGGATAAGTTAGAAGAAGAAATAATTGAGGAAGTTAAAAAAGCCATGTCCTTCTTGCATGAAGATACGAAGCTCTTTGATTTATATACTACTAAATACTGTCTGTATTAAGGAGAGAAAATGGATAGCTATGGGAAAGAATTGATTGTAGACTTACACGATTGTTATGCGTTTACGTTCAACCGAAAAAGTCTGGATGCATATTTTGAAAGAATATGTGGGATAATCAAGATGCAGAAATGTGAACGATATTTCTGGGATGATGTAGGAGTTTCAAAAGAAGAACAACAAACTGAACCACATTTAAAAGGAACATCTGCAATTCAATTTATGCTGACAAGTAATATTACAATTCACACATTAAGCCTTTTACAGAAAGTATTTATCAACATCTTCTCATGTAAAGATTTTGATATTCAATTGGCGTCCCTGTATACAACCAATTGGTTTGAGGGTAAGGTAGCCTGTTCTAGAGTGATAGAAAGAATATACTAAGGAGGAAGTGATGGCAACAATCGTCGGGCGACCAAACGTCAATCTTGATTTGACTTTCAGAATCAATGAAGCAGAGGCACGTGCCTTAGAGGATTTGGCAGGGTACGGAGATGATGCTTTCATAAAAGTGTTTTATGAGAAGCTAGGAAAATGCTATATGGAAAAGCATGAGGCTGGGCTGCGTTCTTTCCTAACTTCTGTTCGCAAGTTCATACCAGGAGAGCTAGCTAAGTTAGATGCTGCAAGACAAGCATTTTATGGTGACACTGCTAGGATAGGCGTGCACTCTTATCCGGAGACACAACCATGAGTGACTCTGCAGTGGAGAAAAGAGAATTTTATAGAGGTATGACTGCTGCTATTGCTGTTTTATCGGGACATGGCGAAGATACATTTATTGGCGCAGGCTCGTCGTGATGGTGCAATGCGTTGGTCTGGCCTATCTAAAATTGTAAGGGATAGAAAGAAGGAGTGGGAATAACCATGAACATAGTATTCATAGTTCCAACAGGTATAGGTGCAGAGATAGGCGGTCACTCAGGAGATGCTACTCCAGCGGCAAAGTTGATAGCTTCAGCATGTGATAAGCTGTTCATCCATCCCAACGTGGTGAATGCCTCCGACATAAATGAGATGACGGAGAACATGCTGTATGTCGAAGGCTCTATCCTTGATAGATTTCTTGAGGGTGATATTGGCCTGAAGGAAACCAAGGGCAACAAAATACTTTTGGTGGTGAATGATGTAGAGCCCCACATAGTCAATGCCGCATCAGCTGCCAGAGCAACCATAGGCGCAGACATTAGCATACTTAAGCTGAACGTACCTCTAGAGATGGAAGGGTATGTGGTGTCAGGGAAAGCTGATGGGTGCATAAATAATATAGAGGCGGCAATAGAACAGATTGGATCACACCGTTATGATAAGTTTGATGTGATAGTTGTGAATACAGCAATAAAGGTTGCTGAAGATGACGTCCTTGAATACTTATCTAAGAATGGTGGAGTGAATCTGTGGGGGTTCGTTGAAGCTCGTATGTCTAGGGAGCTGACAAGACGATTGGAACGTCCAGTGTTTCATGCGCCGATAGAAAGTGGTAGCCTATTCAGGACGTTCAACAAAATTGTGGATCCTAGGAAGGCAGCTGAGTTGGTATCTGTCTGTTATCTACACTGTTGCTTGAAAGGCGCCCACGTTACTCCTAAGATAATCTCTCTTATGCAAAGACCATGCGCCCATCTCAGTAATGTTCTGTCATATCTTGACGTGGACTTCCTAGTGACTCCAGCAGGTGCATACGGAAGACCGCACGCAGCTTGTCTGGAGGCACGCATCCCAGTGATAGTAGTGGAAGAGAATTTCACAGTCCTTAATGATAGGATGCCGGGTAGCTTTATAGTTGCAAGGAATTATCTGGAGGCTGCTGGGATCATAGTTGCTAGGAAGGCAGGTGTGACTCTTGATTCAATACGGAGGCCACTGAAAGATACAGTGATTTTATGAGAGGGAGGTGTC